TATTTGGATACCGTAAAAGAGACCCGCACAGGCCTCTCTAGGGCGTCTCAAGGTCTGGACGCTAATAGTTTACAGTCAAGTACCGCAAGCGCCGTCAGCGCGACTGTACGCGGCGCACAGGTTAAGCTGGAGAGCTACTGTCGCACATTTGCTGAGACAGGCGTCAAGGATTTGTTCCGTGGTATTTTGCACCTAGTAACCAAGCATGACAACAAAGAGAAAATCATGCGCCTGCGTAACAAGTTTGTGCCGATTAATCCCGCCGAGTGGAAGTCGCAGTTCGACACCATTGTGCAAGTTGGTCTGGGCACGACTGACGACGAGACCAAGATTGCGTTTTTGACGCAGATTGCAGCCAAGCAAGAACAAATCCTGATGCAGCTAGGGCCGGATAATCCAGCCGTGTCGATGGAGCAATACATCGCGACCCTGCGCTCAATCGCTGAAATCGGTGGCTTTAAGGACGCTGACTTGTATTTCAGCTCACCCGAAGTGATTAGGCAGAAGATGGTCGAGGCGCAGGCCAAGGCAGGCCAAGAGCAGCAGCAGCCGTCGCCTGAGCAGCAAATGCTTCAGATGCAGATGCAGCTTGAGCAGCAGAAGGCGGCAGCCCAGATTGAACTTGAGAAGCAAAAAGCCGCAGCCAAGATTGAGTTGGAGCGCGAGAAGTTCCAAGCCGAAATGCAAATGGAGCGCGAGAAGATGGTTGTCGAGACTGAGCTTCGCCAGCAAGAGCTTCAGGCTGAGGCTGAATTGCGCGTCGCCAAGGCCGTAACTGACGCACAAATTTCAACCAACCTGCCGAGGGCATAGAGATGGCCAAGATGAACAAAATCATGCCGCCGCGTAACACAACCATTCGCGGCCAAGATCACCTTCTAGCCTACATTACACCAGAAGAAGCGCAGATGCTTATGGACAATGGCGGCGCCGGTAAGCCGGGGCCAATGGGTATTCCTGCTTTTTATAGTGATGACGATGATGCCTTCGCTGGTGAGGCTATGTCTGACTTTGAAAGCACCTTCGGCGGCGGGAATGATGACGACGCGCCAGAGCCAGTTCGGAAAAGCCAGATAACCGGCGGTGAAACCCTTTACACTAGCGGCGCTCCGACATTGTCTGTAGGCACGGCTTCGCAAGCGTTGGGCAATGTGGGTGGTGATCGTACTGTCGGTGGCCTCACAAGAGCTCAATACAATGATATGCCTTTTTACATGCGTGAGCTTTTGGACACTAAGTCACCATTATTCACTGGTGCTTATAATTATGAATTTGGGCCGAAGGGCAGAGTGACTGGTTTCTACGGCCCAAGCCTCGCAGGGAAAGTGCCCGGAGTTGGTGGCTTGCTTAGTAACTTGTACGAAAAGTTTTTAGGGCCGCCTATGACTGAAAGCGATTTAGCTATGAGGTCAGTCTACACAGGCTTTGGCGCAGGCAATCAGTTAGATGGCGGTCGCGACGGATACGAAGAAGTCAAACCAGTAAACCCAGAGACCGGTCAATGCGATGAGGGTTATATGTTTGATGAGGACTTACAAGCTTGCCGCTTAGACACAGGCTTTGCCTCTGGTGGCCAAACCGGCGGCGGAGTTATGGCGCAGCCCGGTGACGCATACGCGCGGATGGGTTTGTTAGATATTGCGCCAACTGGCCTGCCGCAGTTCCAGCAGCAGTACGGCGCGGGCTTTGGGTCTCCGTCACAGTTCGCGGCGGCAAACACTGACTTCCGCAAGCGCGGAGCAGTAATGCCAGCATATCCGGGTTACACACTTTTAAGTTAGGGGAATTATGGACGAGGGTAAGGCGAGGGAAAAGCAAGCCAGAGCAGAGCAGGCCGAGGCATTGCTTCGCAATAACTTGTTTAACGAGGCGTTTGAATATCTCGACGCGCAGTTTTTAGATGCTTGGCGACAGAGTGATGTGGCCGACGTTGAGAACCGCGAAAGGATTTACCAGTTAACGCAAAGTCTTGTGACTTTAAAAGGGTATTTCCAAAGCGTGGTCGAGGATGGTAAGTTAGCACAAGTGCAGCTTGATGATTTCAAGCGGCGTGTATCAATTAACAAAAGGTGACTTTAAATGTCCGATACCTCTAATGAGACCGGCCCAATTTCAATGAATGATGCAATTAGCCTTCTGAGCAATCCCACTGAGGACACTGCGACAGATGAGCGAGCCGAGGTTCAGGAAGAACCTCAACAGCCCGAAGCCGAGGCACCAGAAGCGCCGCAGGACAACGTCGAGGACGACGCCCCTGAAGACGATTATGATGATGAGGCTGATGACGGCGAAGACGCCTACTACGATGATGATGACGGCGAGGATGAACAAGCCCCCGAAGAAAATCGCTACACCGTTAAGGTGGATGGCGAGGAGATCGAGGTCAGCTTGGATGAGGCGCTCAAGGGTTATCAGCGGCAGAAGGCGTTTACTAAGCGATCAATGGAGTTAGCCGAGCAACGCAAGGCCTTTGAGGCTGAGGCGGCTCAGACGAAACAACTGCGGGATGCTTACGCACAGCAACTTGATATGTTGCGAGATCAGATTAGTTCGGCAATCCCTGAACAGGAACCTGACTGGTCAGCCCTAAAAAATGAGGGTTATTCGACTGACGACATCTTCTTTGCCAAGACTGAGTGGGACAAATCCCAAAATCAGCTCAAGGCGGCAAATGCAGAGCGTGAGCGAATTGCCAAAGAGCAAGCCTTTGAGCATCAAGAGCAAATGAAACGCAGACTAGCGGATCAGCGTGTTGAGATGCTAAACCGGATACCAGACTGGCAAGATGACGACGTCCGTGAAAAAGAACGGAACGAGGTCATCAAATACGCCCAGCGCCGGATTGGCTTCAGCGAGGAGGAGATTCAATCAGCGTCCGACAGTCGGGCGATTGAGCTACTCTACAAAGCGTGGAAGTACGACACACTAATGGAAAAAAAGCCAAGTGCAAAACAACGTACACGCAAATCGCCAAAAATGGCTAGGGCAGGTCAACCAACAACCAAGCGAGATGTTGCTAATCGTTCACGGCGCGACGCAAAAAAACGGTTTGAGGCCGAAGGAACCGTCGACGCCGCTGTCAATTACCTAATGGGGCGATAGCCCAGAAAGACTAAACAAATGGCGACCTACACTACCCAAGCAGCCATTGGCGAGCGCGAAGACCTCGCTGATGTAATTTATCGGATTGATCCAAGCGAGTGCCCCGCATTTTCTGCGATCAAGAAGACAACCGCCTCATCAATTTTCACAGAATGGCAGGTTCAAAATTTGGACACTGCGTCTGCTGTTAACTACCACGATGAGGGAGCAACGACTGCAACTGGCACGGCCGTACCTACCGTAAGGGTCGGAAATTATTGCCAAATTTCCAAAAAGGTATTTGCTACCAGCGGTACTTTGGATGCAGTAGATTTGGCGGGCCGGGAACGGGAACACAATTATCAAAAGATTTTAAAATCTTTGGAATTGCGTCGAGATATCGAAAAGTCGATCACTGACACAAACCAAGCACGCGACGGTTCAGACCCTCGCAAGTCAGCCTCGCTGATGACTTGGATTTCAAACGGCTCAGTCGGTGCGACTGGTGCGTTTGCTGTCGGTGCCAACGGTACTGCAACAGCCACAGCAGGTACTGCACGCGCCTTGACCCTCGATATGGTTCAGGACGCAATGCAGGCAGCGTGGGAAGACGGCGGCAATCCTAAGATGCTTCTGGCATCTGCCACCAACCGCGCCAACCTGTCTGACCTGTCAGCCACTGGCAACCTTGTGTCAAACGACGTAAACATGACAGCAGCTAAGGCACCAACATATGTGTCTTCAGTCTCAGTCATGCTGACTGACTTTGGCTCAATTGACATTGTCCCATCACGGTATATGTCAAATGACAAAATCTTCTTGATCGACCCAGACTTTGTTGAGCTGGCTACACTCAACGGTCGTAACTTCCAAGAGGAGGCACTTGCCAAAAACGGGGACGCCGAGACTAGCCACATTCTTGTGGAGTGGGCACTCAAGCCTACAGCCCCGGCTGCACATGCTGGCATCTTCGACCTAGATGGCACCATCTAACTAAAATTGAGGGGGCGGGCAACTGCCCCCTCATCTTTTTATTAAGGGTGTAAAATGAAAAGAATTATCAGAGATGACGCGGTGACGAACACCAAGACCACCATCCAGCAAGAGGCTGATGGCAGTAGCGTCTTTGAAACCACACAGAATTTTGACACGCTAATCAAGCTGAATAGGCAGATGGCTGGCGACTACCGCGCAGGCCAGATGATTGGCGACACGCAGCGTCACATGCAGCATGTAGCGGAAATCCCATTGGTCGTGTATAATCACCTAATGGAAAAGCTGGGAAACCCACGCGAAAATGCAAAGGCGTGGAAGACTTGGCTGAACGATCCCGAAAATCGGGACTTTAGGACTGGCGGCGGGCGTATTTAATGGCTATCACGACATATGCAACCTTGCAGACTGCTATAGCCAATTTCTTGGCCCGTGGCGACCTGACAGCGCAGATACCTGACTTCATCACAATGGCTGAGGCTCGCATGAACCGCGAGCTTGAGACGCGCGCTCAGGAGAAGCGGTCAACAGCTACATTAGTAGCGGGTAACGAGTACATAGCCTTGCCAAGTGACCTTCGGGAAATCAGGGAGGTAAAGCTCGACACATCACCGCTGACTGTACTTGAGTATTACAGCCCAACGGCGCTTGACGAACAGTACCCGACAGCAGGTCACGCAAAGCCTCGCGGCTTCTCTATTATCGGGCCTGAGATGAAGTTGCGCCCGATCCCAGACACGGCCTACACGGCTGAAATTGTGTATGTTGGGGATATAACGCCTCTATCCGTGGCTGCGCCCAGCAACAACATATTGCTGCGCTCGCCCGATGCTTACCTATATGGGGCTTTGGCCGAAGCCTACGCATATTTACTTGATGAGACTAGGGCTGCCCAATACATGCAGCGTTTCAATACTGCGCTAGAGGAAATCAAGTTGGATGAGAGCCGCGCCCACTATGGGACAGGCAGCCTCCAGATCACCAGCATTTATCAACGTCAAAATTCTTCTGCGGAGAAATAATTATGTCAGCTATGAGCGATTACCTAGACAATTCTGTGCTGGATCATGTGCTAGGCACGTCAGCTTACACAATGCCAGCAGCCGTATATATTGGCCTATCCACTGGATCATTTAACGACGACAACAGCGGCGCTGAACTGTCTGGCAACGGTTACGCGCGTCAGTCTATTTCGTTTGATGCGGCTGTGTCCGGCACCGCCGAAAACACTGCGGCTGCTGAGTTTTCTCCTGCCACGGCATCTTGGGGGACCGTGACACACTTCGGGCTGTTTGATGCCAGCACTGGCGGGAACTTGCTTATCCACGGTGCCTTCACTGTCGGCAAGCTAATTGACACTGGCGACATCCTTAAAGTTTCTGCGGGTGACTTAGACATCACTGCGGCTTAGGTTAGCCGATGGCAACCAACACACCAACGCTTGAACAGTTAACCGGTAGCCTAGACGCGCTGCCGGGCAGCTTGGATAACCTTGATGGTTTGCCTTGGTGTGGCCCCACGCTTGAGCAGTTAGATGCTTGGGGTGGGTTGGAAGCCTTAGATGCGTTTGGGTATAACCTAGAACAACTTGACCAGCTATGCGTTGTCGTTGCCGATGGCGCTGCCTCAGTGGCAATCACGACTACAGCAGATATTCTCTTTGCTAAACTTGCTGACGCAGCAGTAGACATTTCAATCGCCACCACCGCCGCGCCAACACGAACTGTGGCTATGCAGGCGTCTGTGACCGGCGCAGCGGGCGTCACCGCATCAATTAAGCCAATCCGTCAGGTTACAGCTACGGCCACCCTGGCGGCTTCTCAGGCCAGCTCAACAACCCGCACGCGACAAGTTGTTGGTGCGTCCTCCGTCGCAGTCACGGCGTCGGCATTGGCGGGGATTGTCTGCCGCGTCAATTCTGCGGTTGGCGTGTCGGCCTCTACAACTGCGGCATCTAGTGGTATATTTAATTTATCCGGTCGGCCAAGGCTTATTGCGAGCGCAACGGTCAATGCAAAGGTTCTTGGCGAAGACTGGTTTGACGTGGCCGCAGGGCCAGAGATTTGGACAGATGTCACCGTGGGATCAGGGATTTGGGGCGCGGTGTCAACAAGCAATGGGGTTTGGGCTAAGTTATGATACAGCTAGGCGAATGGCTGCCCGATCAGGCGGATATGATGAATAGCGGTGTCACCGTGGCAACAAACGTGCTGCCCGCGGCAGTCGGCTATCACTCAATGAACTCATTTGTGCCTTATTCCAATGCGGCGACGAACACAATTAAAGGCATCTTTGCGGCAAAGGATACGGCGTCAAACACCAAGTTGTTTGCCGGTGATGCGACTAATCTATATCTGCACTCAACATCGACAAACAACCTAGACAGCGTATCCAAGGTTGGCGGCTACAGCTTGGTCGACGGAGAGCAGTGGCGCTTTGTGCAGTTTGGCGACTACGTTTTAACTGCTGGCGGAATTGGCGAGACTGTGCAGTCTTTTGACCTTGGCAGTAGCTCAGCCTTCGCTGACCTGCTAAACGCCCCGAAGGCCGACTTCATCGCCGTGGTTCGGGATTTCCTCTGGGTGGCTAACGTGGACGACGGCTCTGGCCGCACACCTTACCGCTGCCAGTGGTCAGGCTTTAACGACATTGAGAGCTGGGCACCCGGCGTAGATCAAGCCGATTTTCAGGACTTGCCTGATAGTGGCTCTATCACAGGGCTGGTTGGCGGCGAATACGCGACCGTATTGTGCGAAAAGGCCATCTACCGCGCCACATATACTGGCCCGCCACTGATCTGGCAGTTTGACAAGGTTGTGTCTGGACGTGGGTGCGCTTTTAAAAACTCTGTCTGCAACTCAGGCAACTTGGTTTTCTATTTGGCATCAGATGGATTTATGGCATTTGATGGGCAACAGGCTTCACCAATTGGCTCCGAGCGCGTGAACGAATTTTTCCTCAAGGACTTCGACAGTAATTATGACTATCGCATGTCGTGCAGTGTAGACCCACTGAATGAAGTCGCTATGTGGTCTTACACATCGACACAGTCACCAACAGGGCAGCCTGACAAGATCATCATTTATAATTATGTGCTGAATAAGTGGTCTCTGGCTGAAGTTGAGGCTGACTACCTTGCGCCAATGTTTTCTGCTGGTTACACGGTTGACGACCTTAGTAATCTGTCGCCAACAGTCGACGGCCTGAGCATACAATTGGACAGTCGCTTTTTTAAGGGCGGGCAATATTTCTTTGGCGGCGCTTATGGCGATAAAATTTACACGTTCAGCGGGGCGCCAATGGATGCAATAATAGAGACAGGCGAAGCGCCTATGTCTATGGGCAGCCATTCGATTGTGGCCAGAACTTACCCATATCACGAAGACGGCGACGTTAGCGTTTCAATTGGGACGAGAAATACGCAGACCACTGCGGTAGCCTATTCGGCGGCATCTGCCCCTAATGTGTCTGGGTTTGCCCCACACAGGTCACAGGGCAGATATCACAGGGCAAAGCTGTATTTGAGTAACGGCTGGGAAAAGGTTATTGGCTTGGACGTCGAGGCTAGAAAGATTGGCAGACGATGACCATCGAGCAGCGCACCACAAACTTTCGCACGCTGAACCCGATTACGGCCACGACACGCGAAATTGCCGAGGTTTTAAACCGCACGATTAACGGTGGGTTGAACAGCGTTGGTTATGTAACTTTACCCTCGAACACAACTCAGACAACAGTCAACGACCCGCGATACTCAACGTCTAGCCTAGTTTTCTTCACTGGCGTTGACCACGATCCGTGGCACCACAACCCTTATGTCGATAGCTCCAGTGTTGACGGAACTATGGTCATTAACTTTAGCAATCAGGGGCACGATGCACCATTCGCCTACCTTATTGTCGGCTAACGACCGACTGACTGATCAGTGGCGCAGATGCCAGAAATGGATCAGCGACGCGCTGGAGTATTCTGGCGGTACGCACTCTATGGACGACGTTTTCGGCGCAGTGGCTGTTGGGGATGCACAGTTACATCCGTTGGAAAAGTCGTGTATTATAACTGAAGTCGTCGACTACCCCCGGATGACGGTCTGCCGCATTTGGCTTGCAGGCGGGGACTTAGACGAACTGATGGACGCAGAAAAATCCATTTCAATCTGGGCTAAAGGCATCGGGTGTGACGCAATGGAAATTAACGGTCGGATGGGCTGGAAGCGGCAGCTCAAGGATTATAAAGCCACGTCGGTGGTTCTAACAAAGGATTTTAGAGATGAGTAAAGGTGGTGGCGGAGATACACGGCAGATCACACAGACAACGGCAGCGCCGGAGTACGCGCAGCCATTTCTGGAGTTTGGCTTGTCTGAGGCTAAAAACCTATACGGCAATCAGCCATCATATTACCCAAAGCAAACCACGGTAGGCTTTAGCCCTGAAAGCGAGATGGCTTTGCAGGCCACCCGCCAGAAGGCAATTAACGGCTCACCATTTATCGGCGCAGTGCAGAACGCCGTGATGCAAAACCTGACCGGCACAAACCCGCTGTTAAACGCGGCCTTTCAGCCAGCGGTTCAGCAGGTTCAGGCTCAAGCCTCAAAGGCTGGCCGCTACGGCTCAGGATACCAGCAGGGCGCTCTCGGCGCTGCACTGGCTCCTATCGCTTACCAAGCCCAGCAGGAGGCCATTGGTATGGCTCCAGCAGCGCGTGAGTTTGGGTTTGCTGACCTCAACACCCTCGCCGGTGTTGGTGGTGCGCGTGAGGCTCAGTCTCAGGCCGAGTTGCAGGCTGACATTGACCGGTTTAACTTTGAGCAGAACCAGCCAATGACATCACTCGCCAACTATATGGGCATCGTCAAGGGCGGCACGGTCGGCGGCACTAGCACGCAGCCGGTGTTCCGCAATCAGGCTGGAAACGTCCTTAGTGGCGCACTTGGTGGCGCGGAGCTTGCAAAGCTAATCGGCCCCGGCATGAGCGGCGGAATGGGTGCCGGACTTGGTGCCTTGGCTGGGCTTTTTAGTTAGGGGGGTTTTGGATGAGCATTTTCGACAGATTTAGCCGCCTAGAACAAGGCAACCGCGCCGCGCCAGTTTCTGCTGCCAACATCGCCCCATCATACCGCACGCCAGCCTTTCCCGGCTCGCCTTCTGGTGTCGTCCCTGCGGGTGCGCGTGTGAGACCGCAGCCGCCAATGACGCAGTATCAGCAAGGCCTGACCCCAATGGGAAAGCGCATTTTAGAGGGGGTGGCAGCCAAGCGTGAGGATCAAGCAGGGGCATCTGCGACCCCCGGTGCCGGTCAGGTTGATCTAGGTGGCCAGCCAAAGGGCACTGACAGCTTTATGTCGCGCCTGATGACGCCGCAGAGCCAAGGTATGTTGGGCGCAGCAGCCGCCGGTTTTGAGGCTTCAGGCTACCAAGACCGTCCGGTGTCGCTTGGTCAGGTTCTGGGGCGTATGGGTACTGCTGGCATGAAGGCTTACACCGCCGCTGAGGATCGCATTGCGGCTCAGAAGGCTGGTCAATTAAAAGAGCTTTTGACGCGGGCTAAGATTGGCACTGAATTAGCAAAGAGTGGTCAGGGGTTTAGCGGCAATAGCATGACAGCTCAGTCATTTAGAACGCTTCTCAACATTGGCCCAAAAATAAAATCTGGCAAAGCCACAGAGCCAGAGAAAGCGCAATATGATCTTGCCTTCGGTTACTTGGCAAAGCCAAAACAGCAAAAGACATATGACGACCTAGGCAATGAGACAATTACAACTATTCCAGCACAAGACCTTTCGCAGTTTCCGTCGCCAAGAGGCGGCGGCACAGTAGGGCAGGAAACAACGAAGCCGTCAGCAGAAGCACTAAAGCAGCAGAAATACGTCAAAAGTGTAGGTAGTATGGCTGACAACATCAACAGGTACAGGCAACAGCTTCAAAAATTAAGCTTCGTTGATATGGCAAGCGGCACAGCGGATTTCCCCACAGATAATATGTCGAGAGCCTCAGCTATTGCTGAGAGCCTCAGGCTTGACATTAAAGAGCTTGAGGAACTTGGTGCTTTGGTAGGCGGGGATTTCCAGATTTTGGATAACTTGCTAACAAGCCCCAACTCGGCAAAGGCTATAAAGGCGGGGGCGTCTGCTCTTTTAATTCAGCTTGACGAACTTGAAAACACTGTTGGCCAAAAACTATCCGAAAGAGGTGCCACCTTGTCTGGAACGTATAGCACCCCTATTACCACAAATACAAAAGAAGATTGGGATAAGGTCAGGGTCGGTCAGTACGCGGTTTTGCCTGACGGAACTATTAAGATGAAAGTGCGGCCACAATGAGTAAATGGTATGAAAACCTAGATGACGCCGCTGACGTTGGGGCAGCAGAGGCCACTCAGCAGTCAAGAGATATAGGCGACTACATAAAGGATGTTGGGCGCGCAATTGGACAAGGGGTTACTTTTGGAACCGCTGATGAGATTGAGGGGTTCGTCAGGTCCCTTAAATCAGGCGTGTCGTATGACGATGCCGTTAAAAAGGTAAGGCAGGAAATTGAACAATTCAGAGCCGATGAGCCGGGCATTGCTTACACGTCTGAAATAGGCGCAAGCGCATTGATGCCTTTGGGTCTTGCGGGTTTGGCTGGAAAAGGATTAGCAAAAGGCGCTCAGTTAATCAACAAGCCTCTAGCTGATTTGGCTGGCGCAACGGCGTCAAAAGTTGGGCAGAAGGTCGGCGAGGCGTTGCCTCAGGCCTTAACCACCCCAACAGCAAAGGTCGCTGGCACTGCGGGCGGTCTGGGAGCCGCCTATGGCGCTGGGTCTGCTGAAGAAGGGCAAAGAGTTTCAGGTGCATTGATGGGTGGCGGCGTGGGCAGCGTGCTAGGCCCACTTGCGCCTAGAGTGTCAGAGAGCGCCGCTAAGTTAATTCCTCAGGGTGTAAAAACAACCGTTGGGCAAACCTTTGAAGGCGGCCTCGGTTCGTTAGCCAGAGGTGTTGAAGATGTGATGGCAAGGATACCTGTTATGGGTGTTTCTCCACAAGCTATGCAGCAAAGGGCGTTGCGGAGCTTTAATGTGGCGGCGGTTAACAAGGCTCTTGAGCCACTTGGGGTTAAGCCTCTTAGTACGTCAATGCAGCCCCGAAAAGCTGTGTCTCAGGCTTACGACATTCTTGGTAAACAATACGACGACGTTTTGGATACCGTCTCGCTGCCTGCCACGCCTAACTTTATGTCTGGTCTCAGCAACGTTGTTGACGGCTCTGACGTTATAACGAGAGAAGCAAAAGATATATTAAAGGGAAAAGTTAAAGAGGTAATCAACAGATATTCCGTCAATGGCAGCTTAGATAAACAAGCTTTCAAAAAAGCCCAAATGGATTTAAGGGGTTTGGCGGATGAGTATAAGGGGTCTCAAAAGTCTGTGGCTGAACAAGATATGGGCAAAGTCATAGATAAAGTGAGTGATGAGTTTTTTGAGCAATTAGCTAAAATCAACCCTGATGCAGCTCCCGCCATCAAAAAAATAGACAGTGCTTACTCTAGGTTCAAGCCTTTGCAATACTTGACAGCAATGTCGAATGAGAAGTCAGGAACTTACACGGCAAACCAATTATTGAGAGAGATAAAGGCTGGAGGCAGGCGTCAGTCAGGTTTGCAGCAGCTTGTTGATGTGGATCGCCCATTGCAAGATTTGGCTATGACGGCTCAGGATGTGTTGCCGCAAAGGATTGTGGGTAGTGACACCGCTATGAAAGAATTGGCTCTTGGGGCGACCGGCCTTGGCGCTGGAAGCCAAGTCACGCCCGACATAGCTACAATTCTTGCAACAGCAGTGGCTGCGCCAATGGCTGTTTACAACCCTGCTACACAAAGGTTGATGGGTCGGGGCGTTAACATACCTCGGCTGGGTAGGGCGTCTGGAATGTCTGCTGTTGGGGCTGGTGTTCGCTCACCAGCAGCCGCTGGCCTGCTATCTCAGCAGGTGCCTTCGCCCATTAGATCCGCCCAAGCCTCCAGCCTCGAAGATATGGCGGTCGGCGGCAACATTGTCGGCTATGAGACTGTGACTGATCTTCTGGGAGATCGTGTAACCTACGCCAAGACAGATAACGGACGATACATACGCGTGAACTAGATTTATGCTATAAATAGGTTGCGGCCTAACGGAGAGCAAAATGCCAAAGACTAAGATATCAGAATATGACAGCCTCGCGGCTCAGAATACCGACGTCGACGGCATCTCGCTGGCCGAAGGGGTAATGGTGCCAAGTGACCTTAACAATATGGGCCGGGAAATAATGGCCCACCTGAAGGACTTTTCGGACGGCACCAGCGGCGTCGACGTTCTCAAGCTGCAAGATGACACAGACACCAACTCAATCAAGATACAAGCGCCCGCTGCGGTCACTGCCAACACAGTCCTAACCCTGCCTGATGGAGCGGGCTCGGTTAACCAAGTGTTGCAGACAGACGGTGCAGGAGTGCTAAGTTGGGGCAGTGCGGTTAACTTTGGAGATTGGACTATCACTATGGATGCCAGCGACAACTTGGTTTTTACCCACAGTGGCACTGACGCTATGAAGCTTTCTAGCACTGGCGATCTGACTGTAATCGGCAACGTAACAGCTTATGGAACAATCTAATGACCCTGCAAGCGTCTGGAGCCATCAGCCTAAGCGACTTAGGCACAGAGTTTGGAGACACGCAGCCACACTCACTATCTGAGTTTTACGGCGGCGGGTCACTTGTGCCGGCAACAACTCAAGAGGTTGTCACCGCGTCTAGCCTTGGCGGCAGCAATTCAGCTAATGCCAGATACCCTGCTATCGGCGGTTACGACCCGCAAATAAACACGTTCAGCCGGTTATATACACAAGCTCTTTGGGGCGATAACGGCAGCAACATTACTATGGACAGAAACTTCACTGTCAACAAAACTGGCACCTATAATTATTACGCTTCTTATTTCATACAAAACGCCACAAAAACGGCGACAGTAACATTTTATGTTAACGGCAGTCAGGTTCGTTCACATAGCTTGACAGCTAGTAGCAATCAAACCACCTCAGCAACAAACACGCTTTCCGTGAGTGCTGGTCAAGTTATTAGGGTTGTGGGCAGCGGCGGCTCTGCTGGCTGGGCTAATATTACAATAAGAGTTGGCGGTAGCAGCTACAACAATAGCTCGATAACTGTGGCTGGGAACACTTCGGTTCCGGCTAGTGGAGCATTATCTTTGGGCGACTTTTACGGCACGGAGGCTTAAATGGCAAACACAATCAGAGATTACTCCGCGACAGCCGCATCAAACACGGCAATAGACGGCGCTGACATCTCAGAGGGTTGCAGCCCCGCGGGCATCAACGACGCCATTCGCGGCGTTATGGCTGACCTAAAGGATGTGTCTACTGGCGCGGTTGCGCTGGAAAGCCCCGCTGCCGACAGCTTGGCTGTCACAGGCGCAGTGACAGCCACAAGCTTCACAGGTGATGGCTCTGCCTTAACAGGTATCCCAACCCCAACTCTTACCAGTCTTGGCATTGACAACCACGACCAGCTTACAGTTACTGCTAACGGTAATCTTAATACTGCTGGAACATATAGCATTGGCGGCACGACCATATTAGCGTCTAACGGCATCTATGTTCCAAAGCTGGCTTCTGACCCAACTGGACTTGGCGCAAGTGACGCTGGGTACGCATTTTACAACACCACAGATAATGTCATACGGCACTGGGATGGTAATAAATTCTTACAGATGTCTAATAAGTTTTCTGCATCTGGCGGGACTGAAAGCACATATTCATCAGGTGGCGTAGCTTACAAAGCACACACTTTCACTTCGTCTGGTGCTTTTGCGGCAACCTCTACGGGGCTTGTAGATATAATTATAGTCGCTGGCGGCGGCGGCGGCGGCTGCGCTTCTGGCGGTAGTGGCGCTGCTGGTGGGGGCGGTGGTGCTGGTGGCTGCATTGTTTCAACTGGTGTCTCTTTAACTGTCGGAACTCATTCAATTATAATTGGTGCTGGCGGTCCTGGCTCAA